AACCGCACTGGGTCAAGTTCAACCTATCTCCAATACATCTGGCGTTGCACTTTCTATTCAGTACCAGCCATTGATGAACCGTTGGGCACAAAAAACTTCGCAGTACGGCAAAGGTTTAGAAAAAATTAACGAACTTGCTCTTCGTACATTGTTCTTCAAAGAACCAGAAACAATGACTTACAATCCAGATATAGATGGACCTATTAAAGAAGGTCAGTACCCACAACTTGACCCTAATGACCCTATTTCATATCAAAACTATGCACAGTTCCCTCAACCACTTCCTCTAGACAAGTTAATTGTTTTGAATGAAATTCAAACTAAACTTGGAATGGGTCTTGAGTCTAAAGAAGGCGCATTGCGTCAACTTGGCGAAGAATTCCCAGAAGAGAAGTTAAACGAAATTCGTGATGAACTTATGTCTGATGCACAAGCAGACGGTGCTCTTCAACTTGTAAAGATTCAAATTCAAAAGGCCATTATGGATATGACTGGCATGATGCCAGGACCTGATGGAAACTCTGCAATCCCAATGGAACCAACACCTATGGGTGACGGAGATGTTCTAGGAGACGGCATGTCTGGTCCAGAAACTAAGGACAACATGGAAAACCCTGCAAACCAAGAAATGGCAGGCATGGAAAAGATGGCTGAAGCAGAAATACGAAACAAACTTGTCACTGATGCTTATGGAACTAAAATTCCACAAAGGAGAGCAGTAGACAAAGAATAAAGATTTCTGATAATTATCAGAATATAATGAGACAAATGCGTTAAAATGTAATGCAATTATCTCATTAAAACCAAGTGGCACGCCGTAAGGCATTCGGACAACGACATAAGAAAGATAAGTGAACATAATGGATGAAAATCAAGTAATAGAGACTCCAGCAGTTGTTGAAGTTTCAGAAACGAGTGAACCAACCATGCAGTCTTTTACTGCCGATGACCTAGCAAAGGCTCGTGCACAGGAGAAGCAGAAGTTGTATCCTCAAATGGAAAAAATGCAAGAAGAACTAGCGAAGGCTAAAGCACTTGCAGAAGACCTTGCTTCTAAAGAAGAGCAACGTGAAGCAGAGCGTAATGCTAAAAATGCTGAACGTGCTGCAAAGAAGAAGCAAGAAGAAGAACAAGAACTAACTTTTAAGGAACTCCTTTCTAAGAAGGAGCAAGAATTTCAGTCTCAATTAGATGCTGAACGTCTTGAGAGAGAAAAGGCTTTTGCCCTCCTTGAAAGAGAACGTCAGTTCCAAGATTTGATGTCTTACCGTTCACAACGTATTGAGCAAGAGCGTGACACTATTGTCCCTCAACTCATTGACCTTGTTAATGGTAATACGCAAGAAGAAATTGAGCAAAGCATTGCAACGCTCAAGGACAAGTCTGCAGGAATTATGCAAGATGTCCAGCAGGCAACTGCTAATGCAAAGCAATCAATGGTTGGAGCACGTGTAACGGCTCCAGCATCAGGACCCCTCGATAACAATTCGGAACAACAATCGTACTCACCTGAGTCAATCAGGGATATGTCATTGGCAGAATACTCGAAACAAAGAGCCAAATTACTTGGCACTGCAGCCAGCAACCGTGGTCAGGGACTGTTTAGTTAATCCCCCCCAAACAACTAATGAAAGGACTTGACCTCAATGGCAAGTGCAATTACAGGTACAGGGCAACTCGCAGGAGCGCCTACCGCTTACTCAGGTTCAAACTCATCTTTGAACCAAGCAATTCAAACAATTTGGAGCAAGGAAATCTTGTTCCAAGCAATGCCAATCCTTCGTTTCGAACAATTTGCAGTTAAGAAGACTGAACTAGGTGTAGCACCTGGTCTTCGTGTGAACTTCCTTCGTTACAAGAACTTTGCTGTAGACCCATCTCCTCTAACAGAAGGTGTTCGTATGACAACGAATGCTCTTACTGCAGAGCAGATTGCTATTACAGTTGCAGAACACGGCTACGCAGTAGCGGTTTCTGAACTACTCCTTAACGCATCATTCGATGATGTTATGGCATCTGCTTCACGTCTTCTTGGTCGCCACATGGCACAGTACCTAGACGTACAGGCACGCAACACACTTTCTGCTGCAACTTCTGCTGTCTTCGGTTACGACCGTACAGGCATCACAGGCGGCGCATTTACTAATTACGATGAAGGTTCAGTCGGAACTTCAATCGCTTCACTTGATGGTAACCACAAGTTAACAACAGGTGCAATCAAGGATGCTGCTCTTACCCTTGCTGGTAAGAACATTCCTCGCTTAGGTGAGACTTACGTACAGTTCGTACACCCAAAGCAATCAAGAGACCTTCGTTCAAACCCAGAGTTTATCGAAGTAACTAAGTACGCTGCTCCAGGTAACTTCATGCTAGGTGAAATCGGTCGTCTTTACGACGTAGTATTCATCGAAACAACACAGGTTAAGAAGTTGGCTGCATCAGGTTCATACACAACATCAACTCTTGTTGGTGCTCCAGCAGACCAAGGTGTTGTTCCTGTTAAGTCTAACACCAACCCAGGTTCAGGCGGAAACCCAAACTCTGCAGATTACACTGCAGAAGCAGGTTATCTAACAGCAGCATCAGGTAACTCTGCTGATGTTTACGAATCAATCATGATTGGTGACAATGCATTCGGTCACGCAATCTCTCTCCCAGTTGAACTTCGTGATGGTGGCGTTCTTGACTTCGGTCGTGAGCACGCTCTTGCATGGTACGCAATCTGGGGTCTCGGTGTTATCACCGACCAGGCTATCGTCAAGGTTTACACAAACTAAGACACAGATGTTTGGGGGCCCTACTCCTTCCTGGGCCCCCAATCATCACAATTAAACAAACTATTTTAGGAGAAATACACCGTGGCAAATAAACCAACAAGTCCGCTAGATGCAACTGGTCTAGCAGCAGAAAAAGCAGCAAAAGCAAATCAAGCAGAACTACGCAAGCGTAAAGATGAAATCTCTATTGCTGCGCAGATTGAGGCAGAGAGTCTTGAGAACGATATCTTCGACCCGAAGAATCCAGAGACTCCACTTGTACTAGATGATATTGAAGATGTCGGAGTTACAGTTGCAAATGACTCAGTAGTCATTCGCACAATTACAGACATTGAAGAAATGACTTACGGAGTCGGAAACTCTTACACTTTTAAAGCAGGTGTTAAGTACCGTGTTCCATCAGGTCTTGCAGCATATCTAGAACAACTTGGATACATTTGGCGTCCTAACTAAAAAGTTAGCACGTCTACAGTAGTCCGACCCTCATCTGGTTCCCGCCCTCCTCCCAGATGGGGGTTGGACCTTTTAATTTTGAAATAATGCGGGATGATATGACAGGAAATTTACGGAGGTAACGTGGCAACACTTACGAGTCTTGGAGACCGTCTTCGCTTTGAAATTGGCGACACAGGTAAATCCTTTGTCTATCAAGTAATAGCAGACGGTATTACTGACCGTTACTTAGTTCCATACTCTCCAATTGATGGACAGGCCCTTTTGGTCTATGTAGATAACGTAGATACTTCTGCCACTGCGACTGTTGAAGAACTCACAGGGTTTGTAACTTTTGACGATATCCCTGAAGCAGGCGCTGTTCTAGTGTTTTCAGGAGTTTACTTTCGTTACTTTGTTGATGCAGAAATTTGCCAGTTTATAGACACAGCATTTGGACAACACATTGCTAACCATGCAGACCCTTACGGTCGTGGTTATACGTACTCTTCTCTTCCAGGCATTGAAGAATACCCAGTAGTTGTTTACGCATCTACCCTGGCTCTCTACACACTAGCCACAGATGCATCTTTTGATATTGATATTACTGCTCCTGATGGGGTTCAAATTCCTCGTTCTGAACGTTATCGTCAGTTGATGCAGATGATTGAAGAACGCAAAGCCCAATACAAGGAACTCTGTTCAATGCTTGGTATTGGTATGTACAAGATTGATGTCTTTACATTGCGCCGTACATCTAAAACTACTAATCGTTATGTACCAGTTTATCTTCCACAAGAAGTTGACGACCGTTCTATGCCTCAACGTGCACTTATACCAAGACCAAGTTATGGAAGTGGAATTTCCCCATCAGATGTACCTACATACGATTTAGTTATGTACGAAGGCGATTCTTTTGAAGTAACTTTTGATTTTCCATTTGATGTTAATGACTACACTTTTGCTTCAGAAATTCGTCTAAATTATGGTGCACCAACAGTGCTTGCTACATTTACTACGGAATTAATTAGTACTGACAAAGTAAAACTTACCCTAACACCAACTCAAACTAACTCACTTCCAGAACGTTCTTTTTGGGATATTCAAGCAACACTTGATGCTGACCCAACTTACCAACAAACATACTTAAGGGGTGCAGTATTTTGCACAAGACAGGTGACTGACTAATGGCAAGAATATCTAATTACTCAATGGCCTGCGGATGCGTAGGAACCTGTAGTTGTGGCGCAACAGGAATTATTGTTGTCCCTGGACAAGGTGGAGCACGTGGTGCACAAGGTGTTCAGGGTGTTCAAGGTACTACAGGCTCTCAAGGTACTGGAGTAAGCCTTCAAACTGTAGAAAACCTTATTGCTGGAGCCGCTTTAGATACCACAGATGATTTACCAGAAGGTGTTACCAACAAATACTTTACGGTAGGCAGAGTTGCCTATATCCACACCCAAGGAGTGGCAAGTAATACTTGGACAATAAATCATAATTTAAATTTTTACCCTAACCTTACAGTCCAAGATTCGGGTGGTACCATTTACGAGGGAGAAATTTCATACACTAATACGGTCTCACTTACGGTCACTTTCTCATCCGCTTTCTCAGGGAAAGCATATTTATCTTAAAGGAGATAAAATAAATGGCACGTAAGTTTTTAACCCCAATTGATTTAAATAAATTAGAACTCCAAAACGCAAGAGTTCAAAACTTAGCCTCAGCACCCGCGTCACCAGTCGTTGGTCAAATCTATTTTGACACAGCACTTGGATATCTTCGTTCATGGAATGGCACTGCTTGGATTAACACAAGCACGGGTGCACAAGGCGCAACAGGTTCTCAAGGCACAACAGGTACTACTGGTTCTCAAGGAACTACTGGAACAACAGGTAGCCAGGGAACAACAGGTACACAAGGAAATACTGGTAACACAGGTTCTCAAGGAACAACAGGCTCACAAGGAACTATTGGAACTCAAGGAACCACAGGTTCACAAGGAACCACAGGTTCTCAAGGAACCACTGGTGCGCAAGGTACTGCAGGTTACATTGGTGCAGACGGAGCGCAGGGTACTACAGGTAGTCAAGGTACTACAGGCTCACAGGGAACCACAGGTTCTCAAGGAACAACTGGTACTACAGGCTCACAAGGTACAACAGGTACACAAGGCGCTATAGGTTCTACTGGTTCACAAGGAACTACAGGTACTACTGGTTCTCAGGGTACAACAGGTACAACAGGTAGCCAAGGAACCACAGGTACTACTGGAGCGCAAGGAACAACAGGTGCGCAAGGTGGACAAGGAGATACTTATTCTTCTACATCCACAACATCATTTACATTAGGCGCAAGTGGTAGCCAAACAATTACTACCGCCTCAACTGTTTTAGATTATTCAGTAGGTCAAGATATTGTCGTTGCATACGACGTATCAAATATTCAGTACGGTATTGTTTCCTCATATAGTGCTGGAACTTTAGTATTTGAAAAAGTTAAATTTATTGGTTCTGGAACATACTCATCTTGGTCTGTTAACCTAGATGGTGCAGTTGGTGTTGCTGGAGCACAAGGTACTCAAGGTACTACTGGTGCACAGGGAACCACTGGTACCCAAGGAACCACTGGTAGCCAAGGTACAACTGGTAGCCAAGGAACTACTGGTTCTACAGGTAGCCAAGGTACAACTGGTACAACTGGTAGCCAAGGAACCACAGGTGCTCAAGGAACTACTGGTACTACTGGTAGCCAAGGTACTACAGGAGCGCAAGGTACTACTGGTACTCAAGGTGCAGTTGGTTCACAAGGAAATACAGGCTCTACAGGCTCACAAGGAACTATTGGTGCGCAAGGTGCGCAAGGTGAAGTTGGTACTACTGGTACCCAAGGAACAACTGGTACTCAAGGAACAACAGGTAACACTGGTTCACAAGGAACAACAGGAACTACTGGTAGCCAAGGAACAACGGGCTCACAAGGCACTACAGGTAGTCAGGGAACTACTGGAACTCAAGGAACTACTGGTTCTCAGGGAACCACAGGAACTCAAGGAACTACAGGTACAACAGGTTCTCAGGGAACAACTGGTAGCCAAGGTGAAATC